TGTCGGGAGATTGCTTGAACACGTTCTTAAATTCACGCGCGAACATGCGCTTTTGCCCCTGAAAAGGAAGTGGTGCCGAATGATAGCATTTGCTCATACGTTTAATTTTTAGTGGCTAATTGTGACGGCAAAGGTAAGCTGTTTGCTGCGTACAGCCGCGGGCAAAGTAGACTTTCACACTGCACACGGGTTGCAGTCGGAACGGAACCTTTTGATAAGGCTGTAAACCTTGCGCTCACTGATGGCATATTCCTCGGCAAGACGAGCTACGGTATAGGACACTTTCTCGCCTTGTGCCGTCAATGATTCATATTCGGTGTATAGGTCTACGAACTCGGCATCTTCCAATCTGATGCCTGTCTGCTTGAGCTTGATTAATAGCTCGTGATTAAATTTCAATAGTTCTATTGTTTTCATTTCGTCTAAAATTTAGTAATTTTGCACTGTCTCACTTACAAATATAAAAAGCCCATAGGATGTAACAGAAGGCATTAGCCCCCAGTTGGCATCTTATGGGTGTATTGGATATAGTAAGTGAGACGACTATTTTTCAGGCTGGGGGCTTTTTTCCTCTCCCAACCTGTTTTAAAATCGCTACAGCAATAGGTGGAAAAGCCAGCCTATAATTGTAATAGCCATATAGCATAGTAGCTTCTTCAGGCTAAATGATTCGTGATGAAAGTAATCTCTGTGGGTCATGTAACCGGTAATAATGAAGAACATCGGTACAAGACTCACAGCAGAAGGAAGTCCTACTTGCTGCATGAGATGGGCAAGTGCTGCACTCAAAGTGAATGCGATGGAATAGCTAATACAGTTTTTCATATACCTAACACTGGTTTTGGTGATTGTGGTCGAGGGTATTTCTCATCTTGCGAGTCAGTAGCTTGATTTTCATGGCTATCAAACGCGCGCGACGGTACATCTTCCCCGTTTTCAATCGCTTTGATAATGGCTTTAAAGTCAGCCACGATGCCTTGGAAGCAAGGGCAAATCACAATACCATCGGCCATGGTATTATACCCGTCGTAGGTTAGTTTGCCCGTTGCCTTGGTAAGCACGCCCTCGGCACCCAACTCGTGTATCATGTCACTAAGCTGTATGATTTCAACGGCCTTTGGATTGGTGTTGTTGGCTCGGTAGCTCACCTCGTGCCGATAATGCCCCATGTCGGTAGCCAGGGTGCATTGCACTTCAGATTTAATCATTTCCATCATTTTTATTCTCCTATATTTTAGTTGTTGATAAATGTTAATAGTCAAATGATACATACCCCTCACCCTTAGATGCTGCTTCGCGTGCATTGAAGTTTCCTGCCATGATGACCTTTCCCTCGAATGCGGCATACCATGATACACGGAATTCAGTCTCGGCGGATAGATAGCGCTTGGGATACAGGTGGTCGGTGGTCGCTCGATAGACGATGGTTTGCTCCTTTTGCGGCTCAATCCATTTTGGCTCCACACACCGCAGCTGCATATCACTCCCGGCATATTCTTCGAAGCGCGCCGAGAGGGAGAGCTGGGCATGTGGGCTGAGCGTATCGTCTCCGAAGAGCGTGCGCTGGAAGCCCGTATTGACTACCCGGATAGCGATATAGTAGGTGAAATAAGCTCGTATAGTGGTGCCATTCGCCTCCTTGAAAAGCATGCTGCCTTTTGTGTCCCGCAGGGTAATCACACAGTCCGCAGGCTTCAAAATGCCCTGATTGGTCATCAGTGCTGTGGTTTGTCCCGAGGCGTTGGTGAAAATCATGGCCGGTGCATCGTTGTACAGTCCGAAGTAGGCTGTGCCTCCTGTACCCTTCGCCCTGATAGCGCGCGCATTAATCGTTCCATCGGCGTTGAATACGGCCACATCCTGCCCCTTGTTGTTTTGAAAACGCGTCTTATCGGCACGAACGACGAACTCGCCCTGCTCCATCTTCAGTTCCACCTCGCCTGCTCGCTTGGTTGCATCGTTGGCTTTTGTAGCCGCATTGGTGGCTGCACTGTTGGCCGTTTCAGCCGCCTTAATAGCCTCTTGTGCTTTCTTCATCGCCTCCTTGTCTGTAGTACCGCTCCATTGATACATCTGTGGGTCGAGTGGTGGATAGGGCTTGTCCCACGAAGCAATGCCAAGGTACAACCCGGGTGTCAAGCCAAACTGCTGGTCTTCGGGTGCTGGGGCGTAGTCATAAGGCTCGCTGCCCTGTGTAATCATCAGGTCGGCGACGTAGAGGTTGAGCGTCGTGGCGGCAGACTGCGCCATGCCATAGCGGAAGTCCACAAAGCAATAGTTGGGCGCATCGCTATAGCCTGGTCTGTCTGCCACTAAACTAAATGCCTTCCAATCGGATGTGGCAATAACATCGCCCGCATTAACACCACCCATATTCACATTCACGCTGAACGTAGTACCGTCCGTTTTCATGCGCCCGCTGATGCGGAATTGACCGCGTGGCAGATTGTCTGCAAACCGCTTGAACAGCTGTCCCACGCGGTTAAGGCTCTTTGTTCTTGTGCATTTCACGCCATGAATGCTGCTATCAAGCACTGCCCCAGCTTCGGCAACCAAACCAGCATTGATGGCAAAGATGTTGCGGCCGGCAAAGAGCTCGCCCGTAGCTTTCAGCGGAATGGCCTTGGTGAACGCCTTTCCGCCATCGTTTGAATAGCGCACGAATGTGTAACTGCTCTTACCATCATGCCCTTTCAGGTCGATAACCTCGCCCGAAGTGGCCAGCAGGCGGAAGATATTGGCCGAGATTTCGACCTTTGAAGGCGAGAGCAGGGCCACGGCTTTGCCCTCGAGGGTGTAGCCGTTGATGCCGCTGTAGATGATGATGGCAGGCTCGCCCGTGGTGCGTAGCATGATGAGCCCCTGCCGTTCGGGCTTTGTCTTATTACCCATCTGCACCAGCGCGTCATCAACCTGCGGCGCATCGCTGCCCTGCTCGCAGTCGGCCTTTGAAAGGTCGATATAATCAATACCCTTTGCCATCACTCTACGCCAATAGCTCCTATTGGAAACTCCTACATAAACGCCTGCACGGATATTGAACGTTTGGCAACGCGCCTGGTCGTCAACTTCCCACAAGTTGGTCGTAGCCGTCGTACCGTCATCTTGATGAAAATAACAACGCCATGTAGTGCCGTTATCAACAATACGCTTAATCTTGGAGCCACATGCACTGAATACGAAATTGCCGCCAACATAACTTAGCTTGCGTTTCTCCAACTCATTGAACACAGCCTTGCCCCACACGATGATGTCGGTGAGCGACAGTTGATACTTGCCATCTGCCCGTCGATGGATAGCAAAGCCCCGCTGTTCGGCCTCGTTGAAGTTGGCACTGACCACCTCCAGCAGCGTGGCCATGCCTTCGGCTGTGATGCCGTGCCCATCTTTTAGGCCAACACCCTCAAGGAAAGTGATGAGCTTTTGTGCCGTGTCGGCCTTGTCCTTGCGTAGAAACTGACTGAAGGCCGTACTGTCTTCAGCCAACTCCTGCGCCTTGTTGGCATAACTGGCACGTGCCGCCACGTTGGCTTCCAAGGCTTTGTTGGCCTGTTCGGCGAAGATGGCCTTGTCGGCCTGCTGTGCATGCCGGGCTTCATCCACGTTCTGTTGGTAAACAACACTTCCACCTGTGGTTGTTTTTGCTGCGCCGGTTCCGTTTGCGACCCGTTTGCGGGCCATCATTTTAATATCAATCATTGTCAATCTCCTTTAATGTCAGTCCTGCACTTCCCTCCGTCAGGTTTCTGTTGATGGCCTGCACAAAGAAAGTCTTGCCCATGAATGCCTGCCGATAGTGGGTGAAAAGGTCGACGATGCCGTGCGCCCTGTCGACAAAAGTCTGCTTCAGCACCACACGTGGCGCATGGTATTCTCGGTAATAGGCATCGACATAGAGCTGCTCTGCCTTGGCCTGTTGGCCTGTCAGCGTGTTGCAGACCTGCAGCACACCATCACCCGAGGCCATATTGACAGGTGTTGAGAGGCAAGGCGTATTGACAATGTCCAACTGCACGCTCTCGTCATAGGTCAGTGCCGAAGTGATTTTAAACTCCAAATCATCCTTCTTGTTACAGAATGAGGTCTTGGCATCGCTCATATAAATAATGTCGTGTTCGTCACCCAAATGCTCTATGAGGCCATTATCGCTATGCAGCTTTACTTCGAATTGTTTGATTTGAATGCTGCTCACGTGTGCCAATAGGGGGACGGCATGCTCAGTCCATTTCGTATGCCGGAAGAAGGTGGGATGGCGGCGCGTAATGTCGCCCCACAACACATTAACAGGTCCAAGAATAACAAACCTTACGGAGCCGCTCACATGGTCGCGCTTGCGAATGGGGATAGCCATACCCCCGGTATCAATGCCGCGCTTCCAGCTGATGTTATTCTGCAGGCTGTATTCGCGGCCGATGAGCTTATCGCCAATCTTTGGGTCGAAGCCGATGGTGAACGACTGCTGATAATATTCATCATCGCTGCTGCATGCGGAGCGTTCTTTGTATTTGCGCCACTCAAAATCCTCAATCTGCGAGCCACTACCTTTCTCCACTACACATTTATCGCCGATGATGAGCATGCAGGCCACCACGCCTATCTTACTAATGCGGTCGCTACCGTCACCCACTGCACTGTAATTGTATTCATAACTCTCGGGGGCGGTGCCGGTAAAAGGATACCAGCCACCGTCGCCCTGTTCGTCCCACTGCGGTTCCTCGCTCTGTTTAGGGTTGGAGTCGGTCTGCTTCCAATACTTACACGTGTAGTATTTTTCGCTGCCGTTCTTATCTTTCACCACATTACCGTACACGCAGGCTTTCCCCTCTTCGATGGGCTGCCCGGAAAAAATATTCTTGGCAGTCCACTCTTTCGTTCTTAAATCGCGAAAAGTAGCGGTCTGTGTCATGATGGGGTTTAAAATCATTTTCCCCGACAGCACAATATAGTTGGTCGTCTGCTCATCGACTGGTGAGAACACTCCACCAGCTTTCTTGCCCTCATACACGGCATAGGGGATGGCCGCCCGCAAGTCAGTATCTTTGGGATAGGTGGCTTGTGCATCATCCTTCCCGTTGCCATTGACCGACAAAACTAAATAGTTATCCATGTCAATCTTCGCGATGGGACTGTTATCACCTCGCGCCATCTCCGTCGCAACCTTACCATAGGCCACCAGCGCTGCCCCAAGATGACCACCAAGCCACTGCAGGTAGGCCTGCTGGTTACGTCCCGCCTGCCCGAAATAGTCCGAAAGGCTCATGCCGGCATGCGGACTATTGTCGTGCATTGGGAACGTCCAATTAGGATGTCGCTTCACCCACACATACCAGTCGACGATGCTGGCAGCATCATAGGCCGTAGTGCTGTTAAACACCAAATCGCGGAAGCCCGCTGCAGCCCGCTTGCCTGTGCCCCAGCTGATAAACTCATTCATGTATTTTTGTTTGGCTGGAAAATCGCTCCGCAATGCGCTGTCCTCCAAAGGGCTCTCAATGAGCTGCTCCATTTTCTCGACCTTGCAGGTGAGCAGCAGCTGGTTGTACACCTCGCCAATGCTCATCGTCGTATCGTCTCCGATGACATCGCCGGTCCGAATATCCATCTTTCGATAAGGCGTTTCGCTGGTTTGCCCCGTCAAAAGATTCTGCCAGGTGATGGATGCTGCACGTTTTACACTCTCCCACGAAAAGATATAGAAGGTAAAGCCCACCTGCACCACATGCATATCAAGATATTTTAAGAGTTCGGTGAGCACTTCTTCCTGCGTCCACACATTGTCTTCTTCATCGCTTAGGAACAGCAGTTCGTTGATAGATAGCTGCGAAAAGATACGATAGCGGCTGTCTGTTTGGTTATCAATGGCTTTGCTACCATCATAGTAAAGGCTCATGCTGTGACCGCCAAGAATATCGATATGGCTTGTGAGGCTCGTCAGCATCTCCGTAATCATCTCCTGAAAACTGCGTTGCCGGGCATTGGCCTTCACCTCATGATATAGCCGCCCTGCGCTACCCACATCGCCGTATTTGAAACTCTTCAATGCCGTGAGCACATCGATACAGCTCAGTTCAATCTCATCGAACTCCTCGCTGTAACCTTGTGAATAGCTCTGCGGTTCCAAGAAGCCAGCAAAGAGACATTCGCCCTCGCGATAGATGTTCACTACCGCGTCGCGTAGGTCGGCGCAGAAGAGGTATGCGACAAAGTTGCGCACCTGCAAGCGGATGGCAGCCTGCTGGGGCAGCAGCACATCAAAGGTGTCGCTCACTTGGCTTTCCATCTCCACGGGATCATCCGTCCATTGAATGTCGCCCGTGTCCGCACTGATTTCTTGATTGTCAGTCTTGTCGCCATGCGTCACGATGTGTACCTCAATGCGCTCGTCCTGCTCGTTGTAATAATGTCCGTGTAAATACATAGGCTTTTACGTTACAATTTGATGTTGGTTTTGCGCCGACTGATACGTGTTTCGTTGGCTATTGCCATGATAATATCTCGACCTCTGATGCGCCCTACCAAATGGCCACCACCATTACCACCATCACCAATAATCGATTTTAGTTTATTGAGCGGCGCAATCACTTCGGGGTTTGACCGTGCCCCCGCATATTCGCCCATGATAGAGAGTGTTGGCCCGTAAACAATGCCACCGTCGGCAAAGGGCGTGACGCCGTTGATGAAGTTGAAAAGACGACTCTGCTGCGCCCCATTGAGAATCATTTCGCCCGAGTTCACGCGTGCCAATAATTTATCACCGCTTGGCGATGAGCCGCCCACAATGCCACCATTGGCAAATGCACCGCTGATAGAGGCCAATGCGGCCACCACAGCAGCCACACCCGCCGCAATGGCAACAATGTTATAGGGGAACGGCATGCTGGCACCGCTGGCCGTAGCATTCGTTATTGCCTGTCCGCCTTTAGCCGCCATGTTCTTAATCGTTGCAACCGTATCAACTTCCGTAGCTGCAGTATGTGAGGTCGTAGCCGCCGTTTCAGTTGCCGTAGTCGAAGCCTTCACGCCACTTGCTGCGGCACTGGCCTGTGTGGCACCCGTCAAGGCCTTGACGATATCCACAATGGCCGCAATGCTTTGAAAGATTTGTATAGCGCCGTCTACCACGCCCGTGAGGGTCTCCCACGCATTGCGCCCGCCTTCAAGGGCGTTGGTCATCGACGTAATGCCACCGGCTACACCTTTCGCATCGCCCCACAGGTCAGTCAGATGCACATCGCTCTTGCGCAGCACCTTTTCGTACTGCCCGTACGAGCCGATGAGTTTTTCAACCTCTTCGCGCTGATGCTTACCAAGCGGATGCTTCGTATCGCGGAGCATGTCCTGCAATTCCTTGATGCGCTTTTTCACATTGTCAAGGCCCATCACCTTGAGTTCCATCTTCAGCTCTTTTGCGTCCATGCCGTCCAGCTTTGCGGTCTCGGCATTCATTTCGGGCAGGCGTGTCAGGCGGTTCAAGGCTTCACGTTTCTGCTCCAACGCCACAATGGTTGCCCCGATGCTGCTGATCTCTTCGCCTGAAGCCTTCTTCTGCTTTGCCTGATAGTAGGTAATGGCTTCGTCGAGCTTCTCCATCGTGTTCAAACGGCTGATATCCTCCGGAGCCTTCAGACCGGCAAGGGTTTCGTCCCACTTTTTCTTCAGGTCACCAAGGGCATTAATCTGCTGCTGTATTTCCACACGCTCGGTGTCGGTGGCCGTCTTGAGCTTTTTCGTATAAAAAGCAATTTCGTTATCCAGTTGCTCATAGGTCTTTATCTCGTCAAGACGCAATGCCACGTGCGAACTGTCCTCGAACGCCGTTCGAAGCGTGTTCAAACGCTTGATTTCGCTGTCGATACCCGCCAACTTCTCTTTGCTGGCTTTCTTGCGCAACTGCTGTTGATATTGCAGCTCTGCATCTATCTTCTCTAACGTGTTCAGTTCCTTGGGCCGCTTCGCATGGTCGATTTCGGCTTGTATGACCGCGCCTAATTCCTTGTATTTCGCAATAAGTCGGGTGAGCTTCTGTATCTTCGCCGTGTCGGCCTTATCGGTCTTCTTCAGCTGTGCCTCGTAGTAGGAGATGTTCTTGTTTACGTCATCAAGACTCTTTACCACACGGACAGGCTTCTCCGTTTTGGAAGTAGTCTTTGTGCTGTTTGTTTTTACCCCCTGTTCACGCTTGTTAATCGCCTCACGCCTATTGACTTCCTTTTGCATTCGGCCTATTTCCTTATTCAGGCGTTGGCGTTCGGCTGTTGCATCACCTTTTAACCGGGCAACATCTTGCTGCTTCTCCTCAATCTCCTGCTTGAGTTCCTCGGTCGTGGATGCTTTTAAATTTTCGTTCACCAACTTCGTGGACTTGCGCGACTGGTCTAACTGCTTCTGCGCATCCACCATGTGGCGAATAGCCGAGTCATATTGCTTTTGCAAGCTGTTGACCTTCGAGGTAATCTCGTTGATATCACTACCTAACTGCGTATAGTAATCCTTGCCACCTTTGGCATTCTCCCAGTTGTAATGCACCTCGCCCTTGGTGTCCATATATTGCTGCCCTAACTGCCGGCGTTCAGCTTCCTTGCTTTCCTTCTCTAACTGCGCTGCAGCTATCTGTGAGGACAACACTTTGGCCTGCGCCTCATAGCCCATCTGTGCACAGTAGACTTTGCTCTTCTCAATCAACGTATCATACCATTCGGCTGCCGTGCGGTGATAACCGAAGCTCTCACCGTACTTCTTGTTCAACTCCGATACTTTCTTAGAGGCGTTCTCGTGGTTGTGGATGAGCGAGGCCAAACGGCTAATCTCTACATCCAGTTCGGCCTTCATGTTGGACGAAGCCTGCGAAAAGGCATCTTCGCTCTCCTTGAGCTGATCTACGCTCTCAGCCGTATCCTCGGCTTCATCCCCCATATTGGTGAAAAGGCCGATGATGCCCGTAATAACAACCGACAGCCCCATGGTGAGTGCACCATAGAGAACCGTGACGGCGGCGCTTAGAGCCAGTGTTCCGCCAGCCGCCGTGTAGCCACTCATAGACAATATCCGTTGCGCGCCAGCTACTATTCCTTCGTGTACGGCCAGTAAGGCACCCTTGATGGCGGTCAAACTAAAAGCGGCCCCGAGTGCTTGTATGGATGTGATGAGTTTGATGCAGCCGGCCACGCAGATCATGGCTTGCGCGGTGATGGTTACAAAGGGCATTGCGCCCTGAACCATGCTCCCTAACTTCTCCTTGATGTCACCCAACGTGTTCTCTAATTGCTTTTGCTTGCCGGCATCGGTCTTGGCCAGTTCTGCATTCATGTTGCCGACATTGGCGGTAATCACCTCTGCCAGCATGGCGGCACGTTCGCTTTCCGTGCCATATTGAAGTACATGTGCCTGTGCTTCGTCAAACGTGATGCCCACACGCTGCAGCACAGCCGTCTGCCCCTGCATGGCCTTACCCATCATGTTGCCGATACCCACGGCATCTTGGTTGGTAGCATTGAGGCCGTTCTGTTGGGCAATGAGGTTATTCATGGCCGGTATCAGCACGTCAAGGCTTTCCTTCTGTTTCAGGAATGTAGCCATCTGCTGGGCACCGCTGAGCTGCACCTCGTCGCCGATGACACCCAATTCCTGTTGTGCCGAACAAAGGTTTTTGATATGCTGTATCTCCTCATCGGTACTATTCATGCGCTGCCGCATGATGGTCTCTAATTGTGTTTCAGCGACCAACTGCACCTGATAGGCCTCTGTCAAATCCTTAAAAACGCCCTGCAGCTCACCGATGGCATTCTGTAATACGCCCACAGCTTGTGCAGCTTCACTCCATGTGAGCACGTCGCGCTTCAATCTTTCGGCTTCGTTCTGCACACTACGAATGACACGCCCCATCTCTTCGGCATTGGCTGTCACGCGCTTTGCACCGCCGTCATCGTGTATTTTGACTAAAAAACTAACCTCTTTTGCCATTGTTTCTTGCTTTTTTATTATCTTTGCCCCAACAACTATTATAAACAGTACTTATGTTAGCGATTCATTGGACACCTGTTTTTAGGCTCATCAATGAGCATCCCATTGCTTCGGTCTTCACCGTAGCCGTTTGTCTTGTGGTGATTACCTTTGGTCTGCTCTTTTGTATCGGTGTGATGAAACATAAATAACGTTTTCTTTATTCCAATCCTGCGGCCCGCTTGGCTTCCCTATAGCGCCGCTTCAATTCCTCGTTGCTGATTTCTTCTTGTTGCTTTTTCGCTTCTTCCTCCCACGGGAACTGCATCACGTCGCGGGGTGAGAGCGTGTTCTTGCTGTAGGGTTGCAGCATACAGAGGCATGCCATACGCAGGCGTTCCCACTCGCTACGCTGCTCGTTCTCATGCCATTCATGCCACGCCTGCCATGCCGCTTGAAACTCGGAAGGGGTGCACCGGCAGAAGTCATCAATACTCATTCCCATGCACCCCAACGCGATACCTTGCAGTCCTTCGATGCCTACGTCCGGGCCTTCACCGTCGTTTTTTTTTCGGCATCGCCCATCTGCGCATAGAAGCTGTTGAGGCTGTCGGGCTCGAGCAGGTCGGCAAACGTTTCGAAGTCTACGTCGAACGCCACATCGTCGGCCTTGCAAGCACTCTGCACACAGCAATAGATGAACTGCACAAGCTCACTGATGTCGCTCTGATTGAGCTGGCTCACATCTTTGCCTGTGGCGCGCTTAAAGCGCACCATCGCGCCCATGGTCACGCGGCAGGGATATTCCTTACCGCCGACCATCAGTTTCAAAATTTGCTTTTTCATAATGTGCCTTATGAATGTTATGAATGACCGCCACCGCCGCCACCCTGCTTGGGTGTCGTTGTGTCTGTCAAACCATTCCCCGTTTTCTCTACTTTTCCGCAGTTCTCGAGGTTGATGCTATACTTGCCGTCGTCGCCTGCCTGTGCGTCAAGTTCGAGGGATGTAATGATATACTTACCCTTGTAGCCGCCGGCTGCCTTGCCTGTACGCTTGTCACCGTCACGCAGACCGTAGGCGGCATCGACAGGCTCGCCTTTCAGCATTTTTTCTTTCAGCTGGTCGTAGGTGGGCATGTCATCGTCGCCGTCCGTGAGCACGCAGCCGTCGGACGAGATACTCTCCGAAAAGCTCTTCACATACTTTTCCTTCCACTTGCCGCTTGCGGCTTCCTTGGTCACACGCTCACCTGTCTCGGTCGATGTGCTTACCTTGCAACCCGTTGAAAAGCCGAGGGCCTTGTTGTCAACACTCAGTATGAGGTTGGTTCCGTCTAAAACACTTTTTGCCATTTTTTCTTTATGATTAAAGTTGATACTATACCGGCCGCCACCCCGGCGATAAAAGCGTATAAAATTGTTTTGAAGTCCCACAGCTGCCGCTCCTCGGTCTTCTTCTGCTGCATGCTATGTACACGCTTAGCCGCTGTCAGCTGCGTCTGCATTTCTTCGATGCGCTGCTCATAGCGTGCGCACTGCACCTCCAAACTGTCGCACCCGGCCTCGATGACAATTTGTGCAGGGCTTTCTTTGTCTGCTGAGGGGCGACGGCTCACCTTTACGTGCGCCTGTCCCCGGCGGGCCGTGTAGCCTGCACCTGTGGGCAGAAGGGAAAGACTGTCTTCAGCTACGCTTAGCGTCACCCGTGACTCGGGCACTGTCACCTGCTGCTGCCACCGTGCGACGCTGACTGTCTGCCGTGTCGTTTCCCTCCGTGCGCGGCTTTCCGCGGTGCGGCTTTCCCTTGTCGCTGTCTTCACTGAGCGACAGCTCACTGCTGACAGGACAATTGTTGCGATGAGGGCACAGCTGAATGGCCTCGATAGCCCGCGAGAGGCGGTTGAGGGCGCGGCGTGTCTTGTCGTTCTCGCCACGCAGTTCTTCCATC